GATAAATCACGATTCCGGAAGCCCGTGATACCAGGAGATCAAATACAATGTGAAGTAACTGTGGACTCTAAACATGGATTAGCTTGGAAATATACAGGCACAGCGTATGTTGAAGACAAGATAGTCGCTGACGCCCAATGGATGACTGTTGCAGTAAAGGTGTGTAATAATGGCGAATAGTGATGAAGTATGCCAGAATTGTATTTGGTGGCTTGGAGATAATTCTGGCGATCAAGGCGAATGCCTTAATGATGAAGCCGATGATAGTAGGCTTATTATGGGGCGATTTGAAGACTGTATTAATATCTTAGTTCGAGAAGTAAATACTGATACAGAACCGCAGGAGTTAGACGCTCTTGACTTTAGTTAATTATACGGAGAATTTATGATATGGCTTCCTGGGCAGAGTTAAGAGATATGGTTGCTGCAGCTGGATTAGGCGCTATTAACGGCCCTATTGATGTGGGCTATTATGGCAGTAAAGCTATTAATTACGCTGGTAATAAGCTAGGGGTAATCCCAGATGAATTCAGTCAAAGATGGGGGAGTAATTTAGATAAGCTGAGGGTTAACCCTACAGGTAATCCAGAGATAGATGGATATCGCAGAGACATGCAAGAAAAGCACCCTAACTTATTCACTGCTGGAGAAATTGCAGGCCCTGGTGGGATAGCAGCTTGGGTTGCTAAAGCGGGTAAATACTCCTTAGCTAAAGAAGGAGCAAAACGCTTTATGGATGCAAATAAGAAAAAGATAATAGCAGGAGCAGCTGCTACAACTTTAGCTGCCGGGGGAGAGTCAGTGGCTGAACCACTGCAAGATGCGTTCTACAGGAGCGAAAAGTAATATGGCTTTAGTTAAATACATGGAGAATTTATAATGGCAGACCTAAGGTGGAATAAGAATAGCGGGGTGTCCTCAACCGCACATGATTGGCAAAAATTAGGCAAATATTTGACTGTATCAGGCAGCGGCAGCATGACCCCTATGCGGAGTGTAGGTAATAATGGTATACGTGAAAGCAACTGGAATATTAATGGCAGAGCTGAAGCCAAAATTTATACAGATAGATTTATTTCAGACTCCTTGCTCCGACTTAATATAGGGGGGCATGCTTATGGGGGTAAAGTTGAGTTACCTCAAAATATGCAAGAATATGGTGAACCAGCCCATATTAAATATGGCGGGGGAGCCATCAATAACATAGGTGTAGGGTACACTCAGGGGGGGTTCTCTGCAGATGCGGGCTATAACCCTAACTCTAAAAAACGCTACTTAAGCGCGAAATATAAAATTAATTTTTAAAGTTGGGTAGGGTCAGATGACTTTAGTTAAGAAAACCGTGGATGAGTGGCTTAATGACATCGATTATTCTGAGGACTATGATTATATCCCCAGCAAGTTTGCCCTCGAGTTTGTATCCTTTATTAAATTAGTTAATGGTGAAAAAGGCGAGGAAAATAAGACGCCAGTTATTCACCTTAAAATGATGGATAAAATACCAGGTAAAATACAGAACACTGCTAACATGTGTTCTCGTGGCCTGGCTAAGACTACTATATTTGCTGAATATCTGTTCCTGTATATAGCTGTTTACGGCGGTATACCTGGATTTGGTGATATAGATTACGCGTTATATGTTTCTGACAGCATCGAGAATGGTGTTAAAAAGATGCGCTTACGTATGGAGCGCCGTTGTGAGAATAGCCCATTCCTTCTTAAATATATCAAAGAGAGTCGGTTCACTGATATCAGGTGGTATTTTAAGAACGCTGAAGGCAAAGAGTTTGTAGTTACAGGCCACGGCGCCAAGACAGGCGTACGTGGTACAGTGGAGCTCAATACCCGGCCTCAGCTTGCTATATTGGATGATCTACTGGGAGATGAAGATGCTAAATCAGCCACAATTATCGAAAACGTGGAGAATACCGTGTATTCTGCCATTGATTACGCGCTTCATCCTCAGAAAAGAAAGGTTATCTGGTCAGGCACGCCCTTTAATGCCAAGGATCCATTATACAAAGCAATTGAATCTGGAGTGTGGCACGTCAATGTCTATCCGGTCTGCGAGGCCTTTCCTTGTTCGAGAGAAGAATTTAAAGGTGCCTGGGACGATCGGTTTGATTATGACTATGTAAAGGCCCAGTATGATAAATCTAAAGGCGCTGGTAAGTTAGATTCCTTTAATCAGGAGCTTATGTTGCGTATTATGTCAGAGGAAGACAGGCTAATTCAAGACTCTGACTTAATTTGGTATAAGCGATCTAATGTACTGCAGCAGAAAGGTGCCTATAACTTCTATATAACTACTGATTTTGCCACCAGTGACAAGCAACACGCTGATTACAGCGTGATTAATGTATGGGCTTTTAATAATAATGGTGATTGGATGTGGGTAGATGGCTGGTATAAAAAAGCCCTGATGGATGAAGTAATGGATAACCTATTTAGATTAGCTCAGAAGTACCCAATACAAGAAGTAGGTATTGAGACTAACGGGCAGCAAAAAGGATTTATATCTTGGATCCAAAATGAGATGGGATACCGCAATAATTACTTTACTTTGTCTAGCGGTAAGACCGGCAAAGAACCTGGTATACAATCATCTAGAGATAAAATGAGCAGATTCCAGCTTAATGCTGTTCCATTATTTAAGGCGCATAAAATATGGTTGCCTGAGGAATTAAAAGACAGTGAGGAACTCGTAGAGTTGCTTTCTGAAATTAAATTAGCTACATTTAAGGGGTTCAAAAGCAAGAATGATGATGAGCTTGATACCGTAGCTCAACTAGCTGAATTGAATACCTGGCGGCCGAGTGAGTCTTTCGTAGAGGAAGAACAACTACATAAAGAAGATGAATCTGGCATGTGGGCCGAAGAGAATAGTAATAGAAAAGGCGATTCCTCCTACTTCGTTTAAATAAGGTGATGACATGAAAGTTTCTGAATATATTGATTATCTGGTTACTGGTGAGTGCAGCAAATTAGCTATCGCCAGTGTTGGAGATATGGCACTAAACCCAAGCGTAACCCCGTCTGCAGTACAGGTGGTTAACCAAGGTAAGTTTCTTAATTATGTTAATCTAGCTAATCTAGCTATACATAAGCGATTCAATTTACTTCAGAAAACATTTGAAATGGATCAGCCTATTGACGGCGAGGAGTATGATCTCCCTGATAATTTTCTTGTTCCAATCAGCGCCCACTATACTGCGGATAATGACGAGGTAACAATTAAAGATAGCTCAGTTAATATGGTGAGTTCGATTGATACTGCGGTCTCTATTTTAATTCCGGAACCTTTTAAAGCTGTTATTAAAGGCACTGATTCAGAAGCTCGTGATCAGATCATAATGAATTATACTGCATCCCCAATCACAGCTACCCGGGCTTCGTTAGATCTAAAAGTAAGCGAAGTGTATACAGAAGCTATGCTTAACTACGCTGCTTATAAGGCACACAGCTCTATTAGTGGTGATATAAAAGATGAGAATAACACCTACTACCTTCGTTATGACGCCAGCTGCAAGCAACTTGTTCAATCAGGCATGTGGGGCAATAACGAAATTGAAACTAATAACAAACTCTTAAATAGTGGGTTCGTCTAATTAGTTGACTTTTTATGGGAAGGCAGTATTCTGCAACGGCAACTTAGCCATTGCTGAAAATAACCTCCGTAGGAGTTAACCATGGCATATTATCCTACCATCGGCCTAGTGGCTGGTGATGATAAGCCCGAGATTAATTTAGTTCTTCGAGACGCTAACACAGCTGTATCCGGCATGGTCCTTGACCCCGATGATTCAACAACGTGGGCTCTCATCGATATTAGTGATCCAACAATCTACGTAAAATTCCGTAAATTAGGTGAGACAACTATCCTAGATACGATGACCTGTGTTAAAGAGGCCCCGTATACTGATGGTGCTTGTTACATGCCCTGGAATCTGACCACCCTGGATGTCGCTGCTGGCACCTATGAAGGTGAGATCGAGCTCGTATACTCAGATGGCCGGGTAATGACTATATTTGATAAACTTAAATTTAAAGTAAGGGGTGAGTTTTAGTGGCTACTACTAAAACAACTGTCCGAGTTAATGGAGTTGGTGTAACAGTTACTTACGTTGATGCTGCTTTGGACATTGTCCTCAGATTTGATAGTAAAAATAAAGTATTAGCTGATGATGTTTCTTTGGCAGAAGCATTAGCAATAACAGTTACTAAAGCACTGGTTGATAGTGTATCTACTTCTGAAGAAATCCGTGCTGGATTCCAATCAGTAGCTGATGCTTTAACAATTACAGATGTAATATCTATAACTGTACTTAAACAGTTGGCTGATACCCAAGGAGTTACTGATATTTATGTAACAAACTTTGGACCACTAAATACTCATACATTCAATGGCGTAGTCATGAATGGCGGCACGGATCCGGTATCTAATACAGATATTTCAATATCTTAATTTAACTAGTTAACCAATGACGGAGTCTATTATGATCGATAAAAAAGCACTAACTAACGCCTTAGCTAAAGCTCCAGATAAGGTGAAACTTACTGGTAAATTAAAAATTACCCTTAACGGCAAAGTGGTTCGTGAAGTGGACAATCTTGTAACTACCGTGGGCAAAGAATTTATTGCCTCACGTATGCAAGGTGTTGTTGACGGCGTAATGACCCATATGGCCATCGGTACCGGTACCACTGCAGCAGACGTAGCTGACACTACCTTGGAGACCGAGATTACCCGGCAAACTTTAGCCACATCGGGTGGTACAGTTTCTGGTGCAGTCATTACCTTTGAGCGTACTTTCGCTGCAGATGACCCGGATATTACTGCTCCGGCCGTATCAGCTGTAACAGAAGCAGGTATATTTAATCATGCCAGTGCTGGCGATATGCTAGCTCACACAGTCTTTACTGTTGTCAATAAAGCTGAGACCGACACAATGACAATTAGCTGGGCAATTACAGTTTCTTAAGGAGATAGCTCGTGGGTGTTAAATTTAGCAATAATGCTGCTACTACGTTAACAAGTGGTATATCAAATGTAGCCACATCAATGACTGTGGATGATCCAAGTCCTTTTCCAACTATTGGCGGGGCGGATTACTGCTATCTTACTTTAGTTAGCTCTACTGCTATTGAAATTGTTAAGGCTACTGCCTTATCTGGGTCTGTATTTACCATTGTGCGTGCTCAGGATGGCACCTCAGGCGTAGCTTTTGATGCTGCAGATGTTGTGGAGCTCCGTGTAACATTACTTGGTCTCGATGAGGCTTACGCCGCTATTGATGTAGTAACTGGCACAAACACTGGTGATAATGACCCTGCTGATTTAACAACTGCCGGTATTATTGAAGTTGCTACAGTGGCTGAAGGCAACGTAGGAACAGACGCCACCCGGGCAATGTCTCCTGCAGGCTTAGCTGGCTGGATCGGCCATGCTTTAATTACGGCATTAGGTACTATTGCTACCGGTGTTTGGAATGGTACAGCGATTGCTGTTGGTTATGGCGGTACTGGCTCCGGTACTGCAAGCGGTGCTAGGACTAATTTAGGGCTTGGTACAGCTGCTGTAGAGAATGTTGCGGCTATGCCTGCTCAGACACTAGCTGGCGCTGTTACAGGTGCCGCTCAGTTGGTTTCAAATATTGAATTAAAAGATACTGCTGAAACTGTCGTTGCTAAAGGGGACTTTGGCGCTACTCCTGCTTGGGATGTATCTGCTGGTAATGTACAGTGGGGAACTCACAGTGAAATTATAACCTCATCTACCATGACTGATTGGCCTGCTGATACTAAGAATGGTAAATTGGAACTTGAGGTTAATGGTGGTGCAGATTACGCCTTCGTTTGGCCTACAAGTGTGCAGTGGCAAGGGGATGTAGTGCCTACTTTAACTGCTGGTAAAGATGTATTTGTATTTAAATCTCGTGATGCAGGAGTCACTGTCATAGGCTATATAGCCGGATTGGATATGTAATAATGTTAACTGATTTATTCCCAGATTTTAATGAACGCAGAAAGCTATCTTTAAATGATGATATGATGATGGCTGCCGCAGGTAGAGCTGGTGGGTCTTCGATTGTTTCTGTGCCCTACTCTGCGCTGTTTGATAGTGCTAACTCTGAGAGCTTATCGTGGGCACCTGCGCAAGACAGTGATAGTCAAATACTACAAACTTGGGCTGGCTGGGTGTACCGAGGAAAGATGGGGCAGAATGATGCTTTGTTCCATTGCGTAGATACAGGAGCTGGCAAGCAGTTTCATTTAGGATTTAATTCTAGCGACCAAATTCAAGCGTTTACAAATAGCGGGAGTGACTGCCATTTAGTTACATCAGCAGTTTATCGTGATATTGGTTGGTATCACATTGTGTTTACTTACGACAGCGCACAAGGAACCGCTGCTAACAGGTGTAAGCTATATGTAAACGGCACACAGGTCACGTATTTTGGAACAGAAACTTATCCCACAGCTAGTGAAGCTGAACCGGGATGGTCTAAAGCGTTTACCATTAGCGATCCTCTTGAGATAGGCGTAAGGGACACAGGCCAGTATCTTGACGGTTATCTCTCTGAGATGATTTATATTGATGGCACAGCATACGCTGCAACAGACTTCGGTGAGTTCTCAACAGACGGCCTATACTGGACACCTAAATCTAATGCAGCCATCAAAGCCCTTACGTTTGGCACTAATGGCTTCTACCTTGATAACGCCACCAACGCCCAGACAGACGCTAGTGGCAATGGTAATAATTTTACTAATAACAACACTGTAACCACAACTACACATACGCCTACTAATACAGTATGTCGGGTGAACGCCTTAGCTACACGACTACAAGCATCCTTTGCACCCTACGCTTGGACTATAAGCAATGGTAACAGAACATTCGTTAATGTATCCGGTGGTGCTGGTGATCCTGCATTGTCATTCGATCAGTACATGATACCGGGGAATAAGTACCATTTTGAGTTTGATATAGACACTGTACACGCTTCAACATGGGTGAACTTTGCATGGTTCTTCTCTCCTCTAGCTTACTATCAGACAACAGCAGCTTTCTTAGGTGCAGAGACTGATTTGTTCCGTATGACTATTGGTAAGACCGGAGGAGGTATTACTAATAATGCCTATTTTAACAACAGTTCAACCACTGCCCCTACTAACAAAGTAACCACTGGTAGCCGTGTCACGTTTGAAGTTGACATGTCTACTATTGGCTCGACAACAGTTCGGTATTACTTTAATGGGTCGCTTGATACTACTTGGTCAAGTCTTGCATTCTCTGATGAGCCATATGTTATTGGCTTCTCTACTGGTACAGAGACAGATCGTAACGGTATCGTTACCTCTAACTTCGATGTTAATGATTTTGCTGATACACCAACCACTGATTACATAGGTCTATCGACTACTGAGGCTAACGAGGCCATAGCAGACCGTACACCTCAGACAGTTGGTGATCACTGGTCTAACACATTATACACCGGGAACGGTACAGCTATTGGCTCCGGTGGAAACGCCATAAGTGGTGTGGGTTTTCAACCTGACTTCGCATGGATCAAAGGGCGCAGCGGGTCTACTGAACATGTGCTGACTGATAGTATCAGAGGTGTAACCAAAGAATTAAGCTCTAACGATAATGGAGCAAGTGAGACAGTTGCTGAAGGGCTGACTACATTTGGGAGTGACGGCTTTACCGTTGGTTCTGATGGATCATACAACACGAATACAGCAACATATGTAGCATGGTGTGCAAAGTTGGGTGGGGCAGCGGTGACCAATACTGCTGGTGATGTTAATAGTTCAGTTAGCGTAAACCAAACTTTGGGAATGAGTGTAGGTACATTTACAACACAGGCATCAGCGGGTAACTATACTGCTGGCACAGGGCTAACTGGTACAGCGCAGTTGTACTTTATTAAACGGCTAGACGGTACTGGTAACTGGTACGGCAACCATGTGGGCATGCCGAACCGCACAGGTTACTACGTCAAACTTGATACTACCGCAGCACAAACAGCCTCTACGGCAATATGGGGGGCTGGCCCAAGTGACGGTCTAATTGGTATAAAATCAGGCGCGATACACGCAGAATCAGCTATGTCATATATGTTTGTGGCTTTTGAGGTATCTGAGTTCATGTCGATAGGAAGTTATGAAGGAAATGGAAATACAAACGGCACCTTTATACCAACCCTGAACTCACTTGGAGTACCTATTCAGCCTGTCTGGGTGTTGCAAAAATCACTAGACAGTACCTCAGATTGGATCATACATGACAATGCCCGTGAAGGTTATAATGTGGACAATGATGAACTTGCTGCTAATACAAACTCAGCAGAAGGTACAGCAAATCAGATTGATATTGTCAACGGCGGCATCAAAAACAGGATCGCCAGTGACCCTAACGTATCTGAGACATATGCATATGTAGCAATCGGGCAGCCAATAATATCAAGTGACGGCCTACTTAAAGGAGCAAGGTAAATGTTTATAATAGAGAATAAAAATGGTGAAAAAGTAGACACCTGGAACTCAAATAAAAATCCAATATGGCCTGATGGTACATCTATGTCAGGTAAAGCTCCTGATGGGTTTAAGCGTTTAGATTTTACTGTCCGCGAAGTTAAAGAAATAACTGAAGGTGAGGGTACTCGTGCTCTTGGTTTCAGGGGACCTGAAAAGGTTAATGGTAATTGGCAGAGAGTCAGATTAAAGGGCCCCGCTCTACCCCCACCACCTGAGCCTGCACCTGGTGATGCAGGGTACGATTATGTACAATTACGTAAGCAAGAATTTGATAAAAATATTCCTGCTGGTGATCAAGCAGATTCCCTATTAAAATGGGCAGTTGCTATTAGAATGAAGCAATCTACAGTCGCTACGGCAATTGACAACCTAGCTATTGATGTAGCAGTCGATCCTGATGGGTTAGTAGCAGATGTTATTACATTGAATACCGACAGTTTAGATGGTTTAAAATTGGCTCTTACCCCTATCTTTGATTTACCTTCTGACCTGGATGCTATTGTTGGTAAGTGGACAGCAGTGAAAGCAAAGTTCCCTAAGCCTGAGTAGTAGGAGAATAAGTTATGATGCAAGGATTAACATTATCAATGGGTGAATTTATAATCATCGGTCTTCTAGTTATAAATATTATTATAACTATAAGAAGTCGTAAGTAACATGGTCGTAGCAGAAACAATGCTGGTCTTCTCAGCCGTAAAAGGTGCTGTCGATCTGTGTAGATCAGCTGTCGATACCTGTGAAGATGTTCAAGGTATCTACCAAGGCATTGACCAGTTATTCTCTTCTAAAGATGCGGCAGAGAAGGTACTTGCTGGAGAGAAGAGGAAGAGTAAGAAGAAACCTAAGAGTAAGATGCATCAAATCTTTACTAGGGCCACGAACGAAGATGAAGATGATGACTTATCTATAGGTGCCATTGCCGCTATGGTTCTAGAGCAGAAGAAGCTAGACCGTGAGATAGAGAACTTAGGCATCCGTATTGACAACCGCTTCGGTGAGGGAACCTGGCAAGAGATACTAGACATAAGAGAAGAGAAGATTGCTGAACGTAAGCAAGAAGAGAAAGACGCTGAGATTGCCAGAGACATAGCCAAGAATGATAAGGCTCTAGGTGGAGAAGATGGTCAAGATAAGATCATTCGGTATATGTTAGAGGCACTTAAGTTGTGTTTAATTATAGGTTTAGCTTATGCAGTCATAGCCTATGTATGGGCTAACAGATGTGTGGAGACAACTTGCTAATGATTAAAGGAAAAACAGTAATGGAATTATCCGCTGACCTGGAAGGTTATGAAAAGTTGTCCACAGAAAGGAACAAGAATATCGAGCTACAATTCTCAGGTGTTAACGCCAGATTGAAACGTCTTGAAGTTATCTTGATGTCTACTACTGGAGCTATAATACTAATGCTACTTGGTCTGGTCTTTAGGGTAACGTAATGCCTGAGATTGAATTACCTCAGAGCTGGGTCGTTTGGGTGGGTTTCATTATCACCGTTACGGTTGGCCTAGCAATAAGAGACTGGGCGGCTGATGTAGTCGCAGCCTTCAAATGGAAGACAACACCGGGGTTTGAACCCATGGACACCGCCATTCTAGACGGCGAGAAGGTAGTCATAATAGCTATTGGTATACGCGATACAATCTTTGAAAGTAGTGGGCAGTTTGGACGCACATGGCGGTACATTCCTAGTAGTCAGATTGTTAAACATGACCTCAGAAGAGTAGTGGGTGACGATAGGATGTTGGATCACAAGATAAATGGAGGAGAATTATAATGCCATATGGACCTGGAACTTACGGATCGAAAGTGGGCAGACCCCCGAAGCCTAAAGCAAAGACCAAGCCTCTGGACAATAGGTATTATAGTGCTTTAGGAGAGCAACATGAAAAAAGTATATGCAGGATTAGCAGGGATTGGCGTAATTGTTGGTATATTAACGGGCTGGTTTGAGTTTGCCCAATATCCCCCGTATGCAACAGCGGCTGAAGCTAAAGAGATACGTAAAATTGCTAGAACAGCTAAACAACAAGCCTTTGAAAATAGAGTAGACAGTCAACAAAATCGGGTGATTGCCTATGAGACTCACATCGATACAGTCGGGGCGACACCCGAGCGCAAACAACGGTTGCGTGAGTTAAACACTATCTTAGATAAATTCACGCAACAAAAGAATAGGTCTTACAAATGAGTAGCTACGGCACATCCTCCAAAGAAAGACTTGCAACCTGTAGTCAAAATATACAGGCTGTTATGTATGGTGTTATTGAATGTCTCCCTTGGACAGACCCAGTATCTGGCATCACTATTGATGACTGCACTATAATTGAAGGGCACCGGAATGAGTTTCGACAAAATTATTTGTACGACACCAAAAAATCTAAAGCTAGATATCCGGACTCAAGACATAACAAATTACCAAGTGATGCCGTTGACGCTGCACCCTATCATGCGACAGCACCTCATATCCATTGGAATGATAAAGAAGAATTTATTGCCTTTGGAAGATTAGTTAAGCAGGTATCTGAGGCTTTAGAGATTAATATACGTTCCGGTACCGATTGGAATCAGAATGGCATTAGCGTGGATAAAGATCCACATGAGTCATTTTTTGATGGCCCGCATCATGAAGAGGTATTGTAATGACAACTCCTAAAAAACCACCACCCAAATCATATAAACGTGAAGTAGCCTGGTGTCTTCTAGGGGTTACCTTACTGATGATCATTAAGCTCTTCGTGTACACTGAGGACCCAAAGCTTGCTACTGCCCTCACAACAGCCTTTAATGGCTGGGTATTAGTGTCTATTCCCACTGCTATGGCAGCTTTTGGGCTTCACTCATGGCAAAATAAGGATAAATGATGACCAAGATCCTCGTAATCACTATCATCGTTCTAGGGGGCGCCTTAACCCTTGCAACCGAACTTTGGCTAAGTGCTCGGGATGATTTAGCTAAGAATCAGGTAAAATTAGATGATGCTAATGCTGAAACAATTAAACAAAAATTACAAAATACTCTATTAAAGTTAGAGGCAGCCAAGGCAATAGGCCAAATTACTGTTATGGCCGAGGAGAGGAAAAATGATGCTATACGTTATCAAACAGAACTTAATAGAATTAACAGTCGCCTCGTCAGTTCTAAAAAAGCGGCTACGGAACACCCTGAACGTTACGGTGCTATTGCTACTTTCCGTATCCGTCGTGGGATGCGAGACATTTGTAGGAGTGGAGAAGGCTCTCCCGACACCTGTAAAATTAAAAGTGTACGTCCCGCCAAGGCCAGCACCAGTTATCCCCGTAAATTTGACGTTATCCCAGGTAAACAATCAAGTAGCAAAGCAATTAAGTGAAGACGGAATAGCCTTTGATTACACGGCTATGAGCATTGAAGATGGTTCTCTTCTTATGACTTGGTTAGCAGCAATTAAGAATAACCAAAGAGCTTGGGCTAATTACGCTAAATATTGGGAAGACAAATTTAAATAGGAATATACTTATGACTTTTCTTCTGATGACATTAACCGTTTTTCTAGGTTCCTCAACTCGTGCGTTAGTCGGTTCTGGACGTAGTCTTTTTCCAAAGCCGGTGACTTATCTGCTCGCGTCTGTACTGTGCGCCAGTATTGGATTAGGTCTCGCTCCATCTCCGTCAGCCATCCATCTACTAGCTGCTCTTTGGGCAGCACTGGCTGTGACTGTAAGCTTGTCAGCTGGCTATACGAATTGGGAGAAGACTGCTGTAATGCTGCCACGGCTGGCAATACCGAGCTTATTTGTTGTAATGCCGCTAATGTATACGATTGGAATTCATCTAAATTTTCTAATTTATGTGCTATTTTCGATAGGTGTCGCACTACTATACCCACGCCGAGAAGCTGCTTATCAATATCTACTGGCTCTGAAGATTCCGTACTATTGGCAGTGGGTTGCCGATCCCGTTGATCCGGCAATAGTCCATCGGAAGTTACGTCTGTATACGCCATTTTCATTTTTCTCTTCTAGTGATTTTTGGGATAGCGCAAGGTTAGCTGAGTGTGCCTCAGGAGCTGCTCATATTGGGCTATTACCTATATTATTTATATAGAATTACCGGTCCATACGTTAGCAGTTTTACAGGTTTTACACACCCGATTGCCTGAATGAGTTGAGGTAAACACCTCAAAGCATGAAAGGCATTTTCTACGTAATGTCTTATATTGGTATGCTATTTCTGCATCAGGATCAGTAGGTCTTTTACTATATGGCATTGGCATAATGTTATTTAATCTCCTTACAAGTCGCCTTATCTTTAGGTAGTTTTAGCTTTTGATCTACCTTACGATAAAAGCTAATATTATAGTTATCCATTGCCTGATGACATTCAAATATATCTTCGAATTGAATAGTTACTGCATATGGGAAATGAAGGCCAATTATGATGGTTAATATAGCAGGGGTCATGATAAGGTTTCTCTCCTTTTTGTAATAACATACTCATCTATTTCTAAATGATCGTATGGGCAATTATCAATATTACAGGGCATTGTTTGGGGGTAAGGTTTATCTCGTCGTTTTAGCCGTATTGTGCATAGCTCGCATGTACTGCGTCTTGGCATTTGTAATTTCCCTTATGTTTCTTTTAGGAGGGTCGGCCAGATCGTTTGTAGGTACAGGCTCCGGTCCACGTTGGCTAGGTAGGTGGTCAGTTTATCCGCCGATAGCCCTTCTGAGCGCAAGTGTTGGATTAACGCCACCTCTTGAGTGGACATATAACCTAGACCAATTACTCCTTCTTTGGGTAGCTCTGGTTGCTTCTCTAAATCTGGCGATGGGGTGGACGAAGTTACTCGATCAATATCTGCCTCAATGGCTCGGTTATGTTTGTCGATACGTTCTTGGTGATCCAAAGTGGGATCAAAAACATCAGTCTTATGCTTGGGATTGGGATCATGGTCGGTGGATGGCCGTAAGGTTACTGCCTTCGCTAGTGTGTATAAGCCCTCTCGTATATCTATTCGGCCAATTATCTCAGGGGGCGATTTCATATATGGTTCTGTCTCTGATAGCTGGACTATTCTATCCACATCGTCAAAGAGTGTTTGGTCAGTCATAGCCTAATCCTCATTTTTGCTTTGTGTGATCAAATACTTCAGTTGAATCATAGAAGTCTTGTAATCGCTTAATAAGATGTTTAGCTGTACCTCTACTAATCGTACCATTTACTAGGCATACCCCATTCTCACCATGGACATAATGGGTGCACCGAGTATCCCCGTGTTGATGCACAAACATAGGAAATATACGAGGTTCAGTCATCTTTAAAACTATCCTGATCAATCAGCATCCTGACTCTGACCATAGTTGCGGTCTCTCTTTCAAATTGCTGTATTACTTTTTCAATTCTCTCAGCTTCAGTCATACAATGATTCCTATTTGAGCTAAGGCCCTACGGCAGACCTCTACATATGATTTACTATTTGTACGCCAGTTTGTGGTGACATACACGCACTCAGATTCCTGGGCTCTAGTCATGACTATCACACCAATTTTCATAAGCAGTTTCAGCTAAATCCTCTAAAAATAATGTGAAGTAAGGGGGGATAACTACTGTTATACCAGAAGCATGCCTAACCCATAAATCTGATAGATCCATCTTATGATGGTCCTCAGTAGTTACGAGAATTATCTCAGCACTGCCTGCTTCAGCTGGGTAACATTCAGAAGGTTCTCCGTATAGTTTACCAGGGGTTGGTTCAGTAATCTCAGACTCTACCTGGATAGGCTGACCTGATGGCAATTCATATTCAAACGAATAAGATATTGTCATTTCATTCTCCTAAGTGTTATTCTTTAATAAATCCAATTTTATTAGCTATTAACCATAAGGTGTTAAGATGTCATCAACTGAATTTAATTTTACAGATGAAGAATTTCTAACCGTTATTAATTTAATGTGCAAAATGGACATGCCTGCAGGTAAAGAGTTTATTCCTGTGGCGCACATGGAAGAATTACTTAATGCCGAACGATTGGATAGCTTGGGCATTGTGGTGTTCTTTATTTGGATATCTGAGTTGTTTGGTATACCTGAGTCAGATGTAGCAGAATTTGCCCAAATAGAGGAGCTCACTCCTCGAGCAATAAAAGACTTTGTTATTGCTAATTGTACGCAAACGTACGCTTACGCTGATGCAGAGGAGTTTGCTAAAAAATGTTTATAACCCACACAAACTCAGTATATTCTGAAGAGATAACTCTATTAGATCATTTACCATGGCCCCAATATGTACACCAGGTAGCCAATGGTGGAGGCATGGTTGTCGAGCGCGGTATTAAGACAATGCCTGCTGAGCTCATTGATTATGTACTTAAAGGCAAGCATGGAGCCGCTGAAGGCACTGTCGAATTCATTCAAGAGCTATTAGCTACAAATGCCAGAGTTGGCCTTATACTGGCTGCAGGTGGCACCAGCTGGACAGGGTACACCTCAAATATTCCCCGAACAGACAAATACCCAATATGTAAGGTTCCTCCTATGGGCGCCACACAAGTGTTTGCTGGGTATCTTGCTAACCGGTTAGGTTCTTTTGAATACATATCCACGGACTGCACCAGCTGCATTAGTGGGCACTCCGCCTGGTATACAGCCAATAATATGCTTAAATTAGGCCTCTTAGATGCCATGGTAGTCATCTCCTCAGACAATGGGCTTTCTGAAGAATACTTAGCAATATTTGGTGAACACGGTTTATCTAAATCAGTAGAAGAAGAAGATACTGATATAGTTAAATTCCGAGTAGGCCATGGGTGTAACATAACTATATTTGAAGGCGTTAACCACTTAGCAGCAGTTAAGCGTGACCCAATAGCAATAGTAACTGATATGCATTTAGCAGCTGAAACGCATGTTAACCCTTTAGGAATATCAGATACTGGTGCCGGGTATGAGAAGGTGATTACTGCTGTAGATACCACCGGCATTGACTTTGTTAAGACTCACAGTACATTCTCTGAGGATAATAAAGTGGAAGAAAAGTTAGTTAAAGCTGCCTTTGGTGATATTAGATTAGTTAATTATAAACTACGTATTGGCCATACCATGGGGTCTTCTACTGCGATAGAGACTGCTTTAGCTATCCAAGAAGAACAAGGTAAGTTCCTTAGTTTAGGTGCAGGCATGGGTAATGTATTTTCATCGGCCGTAGTGGAGATTATTAAATGATATTCAAACACTGTAGTTTAATCCAAGAAGGGGGATCAGTCCTATTTTATAGATTTAACCGCCCTCTTAATGGATATATGATAGCCGGGCTATTCATAGCTCCTAATATTGAGGATAAGTTATGCTTTGCTAAAATATGGAAATACTTTGTATCTGAAGTAGTTAGAGGAGATGACATATATTGCTCAGTAGCCCTCGGGGTAGAGAATCCTATGTTTGATAGTTACTTAGAATTCTATAAGGAAATTGATGGTCTTAAAATTTATAAGGTTGATAATTTTCTTAAAGATCAATATAGTTCGTACACTCACCATAAAGTAACGCATGGCCTTAGGCGGGAATAAATGAGCGATCTTATTAAAGATGATGGTGGAGATACCACTGAAATTGATGTCACTACATTAGTGGATTGGGAAAATCCCCCTAAGCTAGCTGACTTAAAGCATGATTTAGAGTCTGCTCAGTCAGCCCATAAAGCTCACGTTATGGAAGTTGACGCCTGGCTTGCTGTTCTTAAGGGCGAGCAAATCATTAACTCTAAGACCGGTAGATCTAAACTTGTACCTAAATTGGTACGTAAGCAGGCAGAATGGCGTTATGCTGCGCTATCAGAACCTTTCTTATCTACCGATGACCTATTTAACACATCCCCCTCTACATTCGAAGATAAAGAAACAGCAGAACAAAATGGTATGCTGTTAAATTATCAGCTTAACTGTCGTATTGATAAAGTGGACTTTGTTGATACTTATGTTCGCACGGCTGTAGATGAAGGCACTGTAGTTGTTCGTGTTGGTTGGGAGTTCGAAGAAGCTAAGCGTAAAGTATACACCCCTGTTATGGAACCTAGAATGGTGCCTGGCCCTGATGGCCAGCCCCAAATGGACCCAGAAACTGGCGTACCTCTTATGGAGGAGGTTAAGGTTGGTGAGACATCTGCAATGAAGATGGTCACTATTAAGAATCAACCTGAATTAACCGTATGTGACTATAACAATTTAGTGTTAGATCCCACTTGCCAGGGAGACATAGATAAAGCTGGTTTTGGTGTTTATAGTTTTGAGACCTCGTTATCCGAGCTCAAAAAAGATGGCCGGTATAAGAATTTAGATGATGTTAACTTTGAGACTGCTTCTGTATTAGCTGAGCCAGATCATAAGATTAAATCTGATGACACTGCCTTCACCTTTCAAGATAAAGCCCGTAAAAAAGTAGTTGCCCGGGAATACTGGGGGTCATGGGATATCCATGATACTGGCGAAGTAGTACCCTTTGTGGCTGCCTGGATAGGCAGCACTTTAATTAGATTAGAAGAAAACCCATATCCTGATAAGAAACTTCCATTTGTGTTAGTTCAGTACTTACCTCGCCGTAAGAATGTGTATGGTGAGCCTGACGCTGAGCTTATTGAAGACAATCAAAAGATTGTAGGAGCTGTAACCCGTGGTATCATTGATATTATTGGACGTAGTGCCAATGGCCAACAAGGTATCCGGAAGGATGCTTTGGATGTTACTAACGCCCGTAAGTTTGATCGGGGTGATGATTATAAATTTAATGCTCAGGTAGATCCTAAGCAGGCCTTCCACATGGAAGTGTACCCCGAGATTCCTAGATCAGCTCTCGAAGTACTAGATATGCAAAATAATGACGCTGAGGCCCTCACAGGCGTTAAGGCGTTCACTAATGGCATTTCTGGCCAAGCCTTAGGAACTACGGCTACTGGTATACGCTCTGCTCTAGACGCTACCTCTAAGCGTGAGCTAGGCATACTTCGTCGGCTATCAAATGGGTTTAATAAGATTGGCCGTAAGATTATCTCTATGAATTCTGAATTCTTAGATGAAAAAGAAATTATTCGTATTACCAATGAAGAGCTTATAGCTATCGATCGTAATGATCTTGGTGGCAAATATGATATTAAACTTAACATTTCTACTGCTGAAGCAGATGAGCAGAAAGCCAGTGAATTAGCATTCATGTTGCAAACCACTGGTAATAGTATGCCTATAGAAGTTACCCAGATGATCCTATCTGACATTGCTAAGTTACGTAAGATGCCTGAGTTAGCTAAGCGTATGGCAGAGTTTAAGCCTGAACCTGATCCGTTAGCCCAGAAGAAAGCTGAACTTGAAATAGCATTGTTAGAAGCACAAGTGTTTAATGAACAAGCTAAAGGTGAAGAAAACAAGGTGGATGTTGGCCTCAAGACAGCTAAGACAGCTACTGAAGAGGCTAAGACACGCAATATGAATAGCGATTCTGATGGTAAGGATCTTGACTTTGTTGAGAAAGAATCTGGTGTTGCTAATGCTCGAGAAACTGAAGCTAATAATAACAAACACGCCCAAGCCATGGAAGGTAAAGAGCACGATAGGTTAAGTAATCTTGACAGCCAAGCTCTTACCGAGTTAAATAAACCTAACAAAACTTAACAATTTAACACTTAACTCATAAGGTATTTGATAATGACTGATTTAGAACAAGTAGAAATTCAGATTGAAGTAGCTAATACTATGCGCAAATTGCGCGACAACGCAATTAAGCTGATGGACAACAAATTGTTTAAAGATGTCATTGGTGAAGGCTATTTTAAAGAAGAGGCTGCCCGGTTGGTTATGGCTAAAAGTGCAAGCCTGGCGCCAGAACATGAGAAGTTGATCGATAATATGATTTATGGAGTCGGTGCTTTGAATAATTATCTTGATGCTATTGTAGAGCGCGGCAGACAAATGGACGCAGCTATCGGTGAGCATGAAGAGACTCGTGATGAAATACTGGCCGAAGAGATGGCTCAAGCGGAGGGATCAGCCTAATGGCAGATAGTTCCTTAGCGTTATCAGATGCAGAATTTATGGAACAAGCCCCTCCAGCTGATGAAGTTGAAGAGGCCCCTGCGGAAGCAGGAGAAGTCGTGGATATTGAAAAAGAAGCTGCGGCAGAAGAAATTACCTCCTCAGACAATCTAGAAATAGAATCTGAGGATGAAGAGGCCTTAGCTGCGCAAGCAGCTGAGGATAGTGAAGCACAGGAGGACCCTGATGCTGTTGCTGGTGAAGGAGAATTAGGCCAACCTGAGGGGGATACCTCTAAGGAGCACGAAACTTCCGATGATAGTGATGACACAGAATCTCTTGATACTAGTGAGAAAGACTCGCCTGACACGAAAGCTGATAAGCCGGATACAACAGAGTTTGATTACGAAAGTGCGTATAAGAAGGTATCTGAACCTTTCAAGGCCAATGGCGTTGATATGCAAGTTAAGGATCCTCAAGATATCGTTCGTCTAATGCAGATGGGCGCTAATTATCAAAAGAAGATGGCTTCGTTGAAGCCTAACCTTAAGATAATTAGTACATTAGAAAAAAATGGACTCCTCGATGAGGATAAGTTAAATCAGCTAATTGATATATCTAATAAAGATCCTAAAGCAATCGCTAAGCTAGTTAAAGAAAGTGGGCTAGATCCTGAAGATATCGATGAAGATGCGTCGAATGACTATCGACCTAATGATCATTCGGTTTCTGACAAAGAGTTTAACTTAGATCAAGTGTTAGACGGCATTAAGGATACTGAGACCTTCAGCAAAACTATCAATGTTTTAACGAAGGAATGGGATGGAGACAGTAAAGCTGCTATCTCTGATAATCCCGAAATTATCAGTATTATTAATGAGCATATGCTCAACGGAGTATACGATAAAGTTAATACGGTAATGCAGCAGGAGAAGACGTTAGGTAAACTAACTGGCGTTTCTGATGTTGATGCGTATAGACAAATCGCCGAACAATTGCATAAAAGTGGAATTCTTAAAGAAGATACCAGTGATTCAAAGGAAGGTAGTTCAGGAGATACATCTAATGTATCGAGTGAAACTGAACAAGCTAAGGCTGAGCGTGATAAAGCACGTAAAGCAGTAGCGCCGGTTAAGCAGACTACAACCCAGAAGGCCAAGCCTGATGGGGATTTCTTAGGTTTATCTGACGATGAATTTATGAAGAAGTATGGTTAGCTGGTATCATATGATGGAAGGATGTCATCATGGCTAATGAATATAATGCCCCCGCCAGTACCGCCTCTGGTACTGCCTCGGCTATTGGCCCACAAGCCCGTACCGATTACTACTACAAGAAAGCGCTTATCGCTGTACGCGAGATGCAATACTTCATGCCTTTGGCTGATGTACGTGCAATGCCTAAAAATATGGGTAAGAAAATTAAGCAGGACGTTTACGTTCCATTGCTTGATGTTCTCAACGTAAGTGATCAGGGTCTTAACGCCGCTGGTAATGTTCTAACGCTGACTGAATGGTCTGCCTGGAACTCTGCTGGTGTGTTGCAAGGCTATGCCTACGCTAACCGTTCTGCTGCCGCTAGTGGCGCCGGTGCAGGTGGTGAAGTCGCCCTAAACGGCGGTAACTTGTATGGCTCCTCTAAAGATACTGGTACCATTTCCTCCAAGATCCCGGCTTTGACCGAGAATGGTGGCCGTGTTAACCGTGTCGGCTTTACGCGTACTCAGATCGAAGCTGATCTGTATAAGCGTGGTTTCTTCACTGAGTACACTCAAGAGTCTATGGATTTTGATTCCGACGCTGAATTGCTGTCGCACATCACAACCGAAGCTCTTGTTGGTGCTAATGAATTGACTGAAGCTGAGTTGCAATCTGATCTCATTACCAATGCTACAGCTAATGGTACTGCTTACTACATGGGCGGAACCACTAAGCTTACTGTTGATGAAGTGGTCACGTATAGCGATCTCATGAGTCTTTCAATTGCTTTGGATAATAACAAGACTCCTAAGCAGACTAAGATCATTGCCGGTTCCCGCATGATTGATACTAAAACCATTAATGGTGGTCGTATCATGTATGTTGGTTCTGAATTGATCCCGGTTTTGAAAGCCATGGTTGACCTTCACAGCAACCCTGCATTCAACTCAGTTGAGAAGTATGCTGCAGCTGGTACTATCATGAACGGCGAAATTGGCTCTATTGACCAGTTCCGCATTGTTGTGGTACCAGAGATGCAATATGACGAAGCTGGTGGAGCTGCTGCTGCAGATACTGCTGGTACCGGTGATAACGGTGCAGACATTTATCCAATGCTCGTAGTTGGTGATGGCGCGTTTACCACGATTGGTTTCCAAACCGATGGTAAGAGCGTGAAATTCACGGTTAACCACAAAAAGCCAGGCAAGGAAATCGCTTCCCTGGATGACCCATATGGTGAAGTTGGATTCTACTCCATCAAATGGTACTACGGCTTCATGGCGCTTCGTCCTGAACGTCTTGGAATTATCTGGACCGCTCTAGTAGCCGTCTAAGATAGGGCCTAACTTCCCCCGAGAGATCGAAACTCTCGGGGGATACCTTTTAACAAAACATAAGGAACTAAATTATGGAAAATGAAATGAACAGTGAAGTTGCAGAAGTAACTATCGAAGAAATGGAAAGCGCAGACATCCTGGCTGAGATTGTAGCTAGTGGCGTCAAGATGCACCATAAGACCGGTAAAACTAAGCTGGTAGCTACCCTTACTGCTATTCGTGCCGGTGAATATTCTCCTGAAGTTCTAGCTCCCGTGGTGGATGACCCAGAAGATTCAGTCACAGAAATCACAACAGAAGAAGCCAATAAGCGGCTAACTAAAGAACAAAAAGCAATGAAGCTCTCACGTATTGTGGTCAGTCCTAATGACCCATTGATGAGCTCATACCCTGGCCTAATCTTTACTGTTGGCAGCTCGTCTATTAATCAAGGTCGTATGATTAAGAAATTTGTGCCCTTCAATAACGATGAAGGTTGGCATGTTCCTCAGATCATTATTGATCAGATCGATAGTGCTGAAATGCAGAAGTTCAAAACAGTCACTATGCCTGATGGTGCTAAAGAAGTGCAGCCGTATTTAACTAAGAAATTCAACGTGCAGCGTCTTCCTGATCTTACCCAACCTGAAATGCAGGCTCTTGCTGCTTCGCAACAAGCTAAGGGAGGCCTCTAAGCCATGCCACTAACTATTGCTGACCTAACCACTAACCTCGCCACCAGCGCTACTTATGATGTAACTGGTGACGGGGTATTTGATGACCTTATGGAAACTATTAATGCCCATATGGCTGCTCAGTTTAACTTAGGTCGCATCACTGGTACGGATTACGCAACAGTGTACCTAACAGCAATTGAAGCTGCTATTGAGCACTCTATTCAATATACGTTAGGTCAGGCAAAGACTAATGCTGAGGTGTCCTTACTATTTCAAAAGGAGATCACTGAGTTTGCTCAAACAGAGGTGGCTACTAAAATAGTTCCAGCCACTGGTAGTATCCTGGATAACCAGGCGACTCTTACAGCTGAGCAAGCTAAAGGCTTTAAGTGGAATGCTGATCAGAAGTATCTTAAAACTTTGTTAGATGCTTGGAGTATTAACATATCCACTGCGGGTGTTGCTGCTACCGGTATTGATGCTATCAATGAAACAGGTACCGATAATATGAATACTCAGATCTCCAATGCGGAGCCACAAGCCTAAGGCATATTCAAATGGCTGCAGTCATTGATCTACTTGAAGATATTGTCGATATTATTATTGCTGTTGTTGAGATAGTTATTGAAATTGTCGAAGCAATAATCGAATTTATTATGTCTTTGTTGGGGTTTGAAGATCAAGTAATAGAATATTTTGATGTACAGAATATTCCGTTATTTGAGAACCCTGAGAGGGGTAGTCCTGATGCCGCAGTGGTTACCAGCGCTGTATTACGAGAAGTAGATATTGCTTCTGAGTTAATCTACGCCGGTACATTTCGAAGCCTTAAAGTTAATTTACGTAGTTTTATAGCATTTATAGATGATGGTAATTACTTTGAGGATTTCCCTAATGTAGAATCTCATATTGCCCAAATAGGGTATGATGATTTAATAGACACCCTCACCACATTAGAAGGGTCTGCCTGTTCTTTAGATCAGACTGCCTTAAAAGCATTAGATAACCAATCTTGGATTGCATCATGGATGCAGGATAACCAAGTATATGATGTTGGTACCAATGAGGTTGGCGCCGGTCGGTATGAGACTGTAACAACTACTCCTATTACCCCGGCCGCAACAGGGTACTCACTAGATGCTGGATCCCCTGCTTTTGAAATATCTATAACAGATGAAGTAGCTACTGAAGACAGTGTGCTTGCTGATCAGAGATGGTCTATACAGTTTAATGGCACTGTGTATAATTCAGGGCCGGATGACTATAGTATTGAAGCTATTGATGCATCTGGGGTAGAGATATTTTTACCATATACTGCCCCTAGTAAGCCTTTGCAGTTACATTATGTTTCATACTATTACGTAAATAGCGCCCCTTCTGATCAGTTTATATTTATTTATAAAGTAGGATCCGGAACATATCCTGTATTGGATGCTGGAGTAGAGCAGCCGATCGATATAGATAACTCAAATCTACAGGCAATGCCTGCTATCCCATTAAGGATATCCAATGTAACTTACACCTCTTTTACCACAGCTAAGAGAGATGCTATCAATGATTTATGTGATTTAGTTGACTTAGATGCAGAGAATATCATTGATGCTATAATGAATGATCCTGGGGTAGTGCCTGGAGATATTGATAACGTATATCTTAATTTTGGTGTACCTCTATGGGATACCACCCAGGCAGGGTTAACATACCTTTTTGCTATGTTTGAGAACCTATTCCCTGCGCAGGGCATTACCCAGGGTGACTATAATGATGCCGCGTCTGGCGATACAAAGCCAACAAATAACTTAATTATAACTACTGCTGATTATAAATCTGTATTTCAATTTAATTATATTACCTTTGAGCACACTACCCTTGCTACGATCGATGGAGATTCAGGTAGTGATGAGAACGGTATATATTATTCAGATATGTCTAAATTTAAAGATGGGATTATAGTTTATGATTATTATATTTCCTCAGGCAAGGGTACGTATAATGTAGGATTTAAGTCAGATACACTTGCTGAGGTCACATTATTCTTAGCAGGCACCGGTGTAGTTAATCCCGGTACCGTTTCAACTGAGGGAGCTGCTTGGATGCAGCCAACAGTTAAAATGCGTTACACTGACACCCTGCAGGAGTCTGATGGGTCTACTAGCACCCTGCGCTACATAACGCCCGACATGGTGTATACAAACGCCTCAGGCACTCTTAGACTCGTCGAGCAGGCCAGTGAGGAAACTACCTCAGGACAGTCTATTACTTACTATTTAGCAGATGAAGATGGGTTAGACGCCTATACAGTTGCTGCACCTATCGCAGTGCTAAAAGTAGTAGATGCTGCTTCTGGTAACTTTAAGATGGTTAAGTTTAACCTGGGTGACAAAGTCGATCTCATGGTTCCACTGCTTTATGAATTTATCCAAAATGGATCTAATCATGACATAAGTAAGCTATTTTTAACTGCCTCACATATATCAATTTATATTGCCAATTACGAAGTTATCGAGCTGAGTATATGGGCCCAGCTACTAATTATTGCTGCTATTGTTATTGCTATTGTCATAATCGTGGTATCTTGGGGTACTCAAACAGGGCCTGTTATGATTGCCTTAGAGGCGATCGTGGCAGGAGTTGCCACAACAGTTATCATCCAGGCAGCTGTAGTGGCTATTTTACAGGGCCTTATAATTGCTTATGCCATTGAACTAATTATCACTGAGGTGGCTAAACATAGCCCAGAGCTGGCAGCAATATTAGCGGTAGCTGCCGCAGTAGTTATGGTTGCTTATGGTAACACTGAAGGGTTAGGTTTATTAGATTATGGTAAGATAGTTGGTCTTGCTATGAAAAACCTTAGTATAGTTGTAAATGTATACGTCGAAGGTTTAGATGAAGAATTAAATTTAGCCTATGAGGCTTTAGTTAAAGACACTGAATTAGAAGATTTATTAGAAATTAAAAAAGACTTATTTCAAAAACCTGATGGTACAGCATTAGATCTATTAAATGGCAGCCTACGTTTACAGCCCCAATTCCCCCTTAGAGCAGAAGAATTCTTAGCCCTGAGTGAAGGGTACATAGAAGCTAATTTTATACAATATGAGCAAACTGCGGGGTATGTTTTAGCTACATCAGGCACAGTAGTTTAGCCATAGAAGTGGACATTAACATTAAAGCACGATAATATAAATTTAACCGAGCTAATTTTAAAGGTATTAACATGACAAATATATACACGGGCGCAGAAGGTTATGGTGCTTTGCGGGACTACCGGGTAAATACCAGTGGGTTTGATAAGGATAAATTCCTTAAATATCGCCCATTGGATCAAGGAGGTACTCGGACATCTTACTCAGGGGAAATAAACCCAGCAGACCGGCTACGTAGTAATCTGCCTGGTAGTTTACCTGGTAATGGTGTGCTTCCTGATCCAGGGTTTGGGTGGAATAAAGGCACAGCTAATACTATTGGTACTGTAGCAAGCGGAGCTGGTGCGTTATTCCAGGGTTATTTAGGCCTTAAAAATTATAATTTAAACAAAGATAATATGGAATTCCAACAAGCCGCCTATAGGGAAAATGTTGATCTACAAAAGAAAACGATCAATAATGAATATAAATCTCAAAATGATTTTATTAAAGCAACCCACCGAGATAAGAATGCCGGTATTCGTAATCTAATCACTTAATTCAGGAGATCACTGATGCCGCCAATTACTTGGAAAACAGTAAACCCCCCTTCCAATGCTGCTGGACTTGCTGGCTTATCTCAAGCAGCAAAGGATGTAGGCGATGGTTTTAGAGGCGTAGGCAAGGCCTTTACTGATTACAGTGATGGCCGTGAAGAAGCAGATACAGATGCCTTGTTAGCTCAAATAGCAGGCGCACCGGATGATGCTGCTCGTGCAGACATAATCTCTCAGGCTAAAAGTGGTTTCCTTGATATGAGCAAGGTGGCTGATGCCCGTACAACTGCTCAAAATCAAGACTTTCGAGTAGATGCTAATGAACGGGCAATAGGGGCTAATGATAGAGCTCAAAATGTTTTTGAATATGATGAAAGTCAGCGTCCTGCAAAAGAAGCAAGATTAAAAGCTAGCGATCTTGCTTTAAAGCAGGATCAAAATATGCAAATTGAGAAATTTATTACAGATGCTCAAGCAGATGCCACTGAGAAAAATGCATTTAATAAAGCTCAAAAAATAGCGGCAGTACCTATTCCTACTCGAGAAGAAATACTTGCTTCTTTGGGAGGTAACCCCTCTGTAGCAGCTACGCCTCCTATTACCTCTACAGCAGCCACATCACCTATTGATGTAGCAGTACAGCGAATTGCTCCTGTAGCTGCTCAGACGGCGCCCGCTACCTTTGAGCGGGCTATTCCTGGATTGCTGCAACGAGAAGGTGGATACGTTAATAATCCTGCTGATGAAGGCGGTGAGACAAATTTTGGAATATCCTCTAAATGGAACCCAGGGGTCGATGTTAAAAACCTCACTCCTGAAAAAGCATCTGCTATTCATCGCAAAACCTGGGATAATATGAATATTGACCAGTTACCGGATCAGTTAAAAGATAGCGCATTTGATGCCGCTA